CGCCGGAGCCGTCGCCATCGCCGTAGCCGGAGCCGTAGCGGTCTCGAGAACCTGCGCCGTGCAGAGCGCTCACGTTCAGGACTTTCGCGACTTCTTCGTGGAAGCGCGCGGCGCTCCGAGGATCTCGTTCCAGATCGCCTGGTCGCACTCGACGTCGGCGACCACCGCGAGCACGTGGATGCGCACGCGTCCGCAGAACTTGAGCTCCGTCTTTTCGTCCTTGCCCTCGAGCGCTAGCGCACCGATGCCGCGGTTCGCGTCCCATCGGCGGACGTTGTGGCAGTCCGCCAGGACTGCGTAGTCGCCCTCGCGGGTCAGGCGCCCGGCGAACACCCATCCTCGCTCGGCAATCACCACGTAAATCGTCGCGTCGCTCATCTCGACCCCTTTATGGTTGGAATGGAACTGAACTTCAGGTCGTCGGGGCGCCCGGAATCGAACCGGGACAACGCTGCACGGCCACGTGCTACGCCTCGTAGATCACCGGGCGGATCGTCCGGTGACTGTTTCTTCCGCTGTCTGAGGACAGCTGATCTGGTTCGTTCGTCCTTGGTGCACCTCCTGGTTGGTTGCGATCGAGAAGGTGCGGCGCCAGTGACTGCGGGGGAGCGAGTCCACGGCCTGGTGAAGTCCGTGGCTCATCATCAGCGGCGCCGCGAAACGTTCAGCGCCGGCGGACTCGGCGCGCGGCCGCCTTCACCGGGCGGCGCTTCCTGCTGGTGTGGACCGCCTCGGCCTTAGCTTCGGCCGACCAGCCGTCGGGAGCCTGGATGTATGGGTCGCTCGTCTTGGTGTACGTCGCGAGCAGGCCATCGATTACGTTCGACATGACCAAGGCGCGCACCATCGCCTCCCAATCGACATAGGTCCGCATACGGAGCTTGATGGTGCCGAACGACGAGACGAGCTCGCCGGAGCAGGCCTGCACGGAGACGAACACGATGTCGCGTGCCTCTTCGGCGTCGAGCGTCGCGAGCGTCTTGCGGATGTGCGCTTTCTTCCAGCGACCGACGGTGCGGTTCTCGGTGGCTGTCGCGAGGATCTGCACGGGCAGCTTCTTTTCTGGCTCGGTCACTTGCGTCGTCCCTTCACGAGCTCATGCGACTCGCGCTTGACCTTCGTTTCCACCAGTTCATAGACGCCGACCGTCTGTCCGTCGTCGATGGCTTCGATGTCGTCAGGCGTGTTGAAGAACGACAGCAGGTACTGGCCATCGCCATCGCCATCGCTCGCATCGTCCAGGATGACGAGCACTGTCTTCGGTAGCTTCTTGCTCACGGTGTTCCTTTCGCGCGCCAGCGGTCGCGCCGCTGCGCTTGGGTGATGTCGGCGCGCAGATCGCGGTGTAGTCTCGCGACAGGAATCAGCGGCCGCGGGCCCTCAGGCGTTGGAAGGCGCGCGGCTGGGCCCGCGGCGGCTGATGCGGTGGCGGCGCGCATCTGAAGCAGCGCGCTGAGGAACAGCGGCGTGCATACGCCAAGCATATAGACGGCGGCGAAGAGGACGGTCACGGCTTCCCCAGCTTCAGCGAGAGCTCGTGCGCCCGCCGTTGGTCAGCCGCGGATGCGACGGCATCAAGCATCGCGTCGCCGACACGCAGCATGAGGGCGCACGCCTCGGCGTTGGGGTGGCCGGTCGCGGCCAGGGCGCGGAGTTGATGGCCGAGTACCGTCGCGTCGCCGATATCGAGCGGCACGTTGATCACGGCTTGACCTCGCGACAGATGGTCGAGTGGCAGCGCGGGCAGTTGGCCAGGAGGATGGTCTGCGGTGAGCCGGGCTCGTCGTTGTAGGTCGGCATCGAGCCGATCTGCTCGAACGAGGCCCACAGCGCGTCGTCGGTCTTGGACGCCTCGTGGGAGGCGGTGCAGTCGTCGCGCATCTAGCGCTCCTTCCGACCGGCCGCGAGTGCCGACAGCTGGCGCGACATGACCTCGAGACGGGTGGGGCGCTGCCGATGGAACTGCACCGGCTCGTGCTCGTTGTCGCGGTCGAGGCGGCGCTCGAGCTCGCCCGACCAGTCGTCCTCGCCCGGGAACCCGCGGTGTGTCACGCGAGCACCAGCCACGAGAGAACTTGCGCCGCGATGCCGATGACCACCGCGATGATGACGAGCCCGGCGGCGAGGTCCACCAGGTCGATGCGTCGGAGGTTCACGGCTGCACGCTCCGGCCAAGCGCGACCTGGAGGTGGTCGTGGAACGTCGACTTCGGCATGTCGAGCGCGCGAGCCGCGGCGCGGACCGTCCGGTAGCGCTCCCACGCCTCGACGATGGAGGCCATGTGGATATGCTCAAGCGCGGGCAGGAGCTTGAGCGAACGGCGGTTGCGGCTGACGACCGCACCGGTGGCAGGGTCCCGCATCTACGCGGCCTCCTCAACGACCGGTCGCACCCGCTCCCAGTGCCAGTCGAACGCCGCGCCGTTCTCACCGTCGAGGCACACACGGCACCACGAGCTGGTGACCAGCTTCACCCTGCCGAACTTGTAGGTGTTGAGGCCGACCTCGACCAGTACCCGGCTTCCAACTTCGATTCCCCGCATTCAGTATCAGTACATGAGACGACCGAGACCGGTCAAGCGGTTTCGTCTCATTCGGTGAGACTGGCGAGATCGCTCAGCTAAGCTGAGGTGATCTGCTCGGTCTTCCACGCAGCAAGGTGCGGTCGTATCGCGCCAGCAGCTCCTGGGCGTCGACCACTTCGCGCATGCCCGACAGGACCTCTCGGAACTTGTCAGGGCTCGCCGTGGAGAGCCGCTCGGCCAACTTCACCCACTCGGCCTTCACGTCATCGCCGAGTACTTCGCCTGTTGCCTGCACGTCGGTCATTGGTATCGCCTCTGGCTACGCCGGTTGACCTTCCAGACGTAACACAGCCCTATGATGCTCGACGACGAACGTGGGATTTCGCGCCGCTCCGGAATGCCGGACCGGTGGAACCCCGGTGGCTACCGAGGACGGAACATCGTCCGCATTGCGCTGTCGATCGTCTTCGTCGCCCCGACGATCGCGCGCAGCGCGGTGAGCATCTCGTTGAACCGATCGGGGTCAAGCTTCGCGAGATCGTCGCCGAGCTCCGTCCATTCCTCGATTGCGCGCGCGATCTCCGAAGAGCGAATGCCTCGAGCATTCTCCTGCTTGACCACCCATTCTTCGAACTTGCGGAGCGTCGCGAGGCTCGCCTCGCCGTTGCGCAAGCGGAATGCGGTGGCTCGGCCGAACCCTGCTGCGATTACGGCGTCGATGAAGTCGGTACCGCTGTTGAGCCGCTCGAACCTGCGCGTGACGCGGTCAACATCTGCCTTAGCCGGCGCATTCGGCCTCGAGATCGGCTGCTTTTCCATCGGTTCCCCGACGGTAACGGCGTAGACGGTCTCACCGACCCCAACGTTGGCTTGCACCGAGTCTCAAAGCGTGAGACTTATTCTCCGTGAAGTCCACACCAAATCGCATCAAGGCGCGACGCCAGGAACTCGGGCTCACCCTGCGACAACTCGCAAGTCGGCTCGGCACCACGAAGGATCGCGTGCATCGCATCGAGACCGGGGCGACTTCGCTCCGGATCGATGACCTCGCCGCGTGGGCCAAGGCTCTGAAGACTACGCCGGCCGAGTTGCTCCCGTGATGCTTGAGCTACGACTTGGCGCGCAGTATGTAGCAGCGCTCGGTGAGGATCTTGGCGTCAGCGCTCGAGCGCAGCGCTTCGATCCAGCGATCGCACGCATCCAGGCTCGTCGCGCATACGCGCACGTATCCACCGGTCAGCACCGACGATGTGTCGATGCAAGCCGTAGCCGTGCGCAGCGAGCACTCGCTGAGGGCGTCGAGGTTTCCAGCGAAGAGCTTCGTCGCGTAGCGCACTCGAGCATGGTTGCAGGCGACCAGCGAGTCATCGCAGCTGCCGTCACCACCGTCGACGACGCGATCGAAGCACCATGGCGGGGACTCGGTAATCCTGACTTCCGGCCCAGCCACTGGCCGATCCTGGCGCGGCAACATTCCGTAGTCGGTCGGAACCGTCTGCGCCGAACCAGGTGCGCCAGGCTGGTAGACGGGCGGCGGCCGATACGGAGATGGGCCGGGCGGCGGCCCTTGCGGCTGCTGGGGCTGCCCCGTCTCGCAGTGCGTCTGCACGCCACCGAACATCGGCGCGCTGTAGCAGCGTGTCTCCCCGGGAGCCAACGGCCGATGTGGGCACCCGGCCAGCAACACCACGATCACGATGGCTCGCATCGCCCCATCGTAACCGATCGCGACCTCAAGCCCGACAACATGGAGGCGCACCCATGAGGTGTGTCATCGCGCCGATCGATCTCACGCCCGGCGCCGTGTGGGCGCGGCACACCGCGAGCGGCGACCGCCGTTACCACACCCTCGTTCGCGTCGAGCCCGACAGCATGTCGACGCCCTGCAATGGGCGTTTCTCGATGCGGGACTTCGAGCACGGTGACGCCTTCATCGAGGTGAACAAGACGCCGCCGGCGGCGGAGTGCTGCGGGATGTGCCTCGCTGCGGTCGCGCCGATCGCCAGCGCGCGCGAGCTCGCCGCGGCGCTCAACGTCGGTAGGAGGCCGTCGTCATGACCACGATCGGCACGATTGAGACGATCCTTAGGATGTCGGAAATCCTCACGTCCCAGCAGGTGAACCTGCACTCGCACGATGGAACACGTGTCCATCGCGACCCGCACCATGATCAGATCTTCTTCCTGATCAGCACGGTGCCGCATCTCCAGCGCGTGACGATCGGCGGCATGGATATCAACCTGCGGCAACGGGCCGAGCTCGTCGACTTCGTGCTCAGCAACGTAGCCGACGCTGCCGCCACACTTCGCGGCCGGGTGTTTCGCGAGCTCCTGTTCGGCTGGAAAGAGCGCCCGCTGCACCTCCTGGAGCATGACAAGCCTACCAGCGACGCCGAGACCATCACGCTCGCCGAGCGCCTCGGCGAGGCCCTGACCGCGATCGCGCGCGGTGACCTTGCCGAGCGCATCGGCACGCAGCTGCTGGAGCGCTTCCAGCGAGGCCTATGATGCTGACCCGCAAGACACCGCTCCGCCGCAAGGCGTGGCTCCGCCCCCGATCGCGCACGTCGAAGTACCGGCGCCGCGAGCGCGATGTCCCGTTCATGAAGTGGGTCAAGCGCCAGCCGTGCGCGGTGCGCGCCGACCCTCCAGACCCGGACCGCATGACGCCGTGCACGGGCCGCGTCGAGGCCGACCACCTGGGCGAGCGCGGGCTCGGCCAGAAGGCCTCCGACGACACGTGCGCGCCCCTGTGCTCGCAGCACCACCGCGAGCGCACCGATCACGCCGGCGCGTTCTTCAACCTCACGCGCGACCAGCTGCGGCTGTGGCGGGCGCGGGCTCTGCACCGGACCACCGTCGCGTGGGCGATGCGTTCACAGGGAGAGCGCGATGCCGCGCATGTCCGTTGACTCGAGCATCCGCCACGACTCGCGCGTGCTGCGCCTGGGCAAGCTCTGCGGCTGGTCGCGGCGCGAGACCGTGGGCGCGCTGCTGGACGTCTGGGCCATCTGCTACGAGGCCGTGACCGTCGTGATCGCGCAGGACGAGATCGACACGGTGGCCGAGCTCGATGGCTTCACCGAGCACATGATCACGTGCGGCTTCGCGTCTCGGGAACGAGGGTCGATCATCATCTCTGGTGCACGCGAGCGCATCGAATACCTCATGTCGGCTCGCGAGCGCGGCCGCAACGGAGGACTCAAGAGCGGGGAAGTCCGCAGGAATCAGCACGAAGCCCCCGCTTCGCCAAAATCGAAGCCCCCGCTTCGCCGAAAGCGCCCGCCAAGCGAAGCGGACCCTTCCGGCAAATCGAACCCTGTTGCTGTTGCTGTTGCTGTTGCTGTTGCTGTTGCTCCGGATCTTGCTGTTGCTACCCCAGATCAGAAACCAGACGCTCTCGCTGCGCGCGCGCCCGCGATCCCACCGCCACCGGCGCTGGAACAGCCACAGCGCTTGAGCCTCAACCACCGCACGTGGGACCGTCTCAACGCGACGCGCAAGTCGCTCGCGATCGAGCTCGGCCTGCCGTCGCCGTTGCATCTCGCGGAGCAGGACATCGACCGCCGCGAGCTGGCGAGCCGGATCTCCGAGTCGCCGAACCCCGAGCGCGAGATCGAGCACGTGCTCGAGATGGCCGAGCTCGAAGCACGCACGACGAAGAGCCTGCAGTTCCTCAGCGGTTCGCTGTTCTCCGAACGGGTGTGGCGGAGAAAGCTCGCGCAGAGCAGCGACGACGCGGCGCGGCCGCGCGCGGGGCCGCCCGGCGTTCGCGACGTGACCATCGGGCGCGTAGCGCCTGCCACCCGTGAAGTCTACGACCAGTTTCCCGACGACGACGTGCCCATATGAGCCAAGACAACGACGACAACGACGACGAACCAAAGCCGATCGGCGAAGCAGTCGCACTCGCGCCAGTCGTGAGCATTCTGACCGGGTCCTCGACGTGGACCGAAGAGCAGTGGGAAGCCCACGAGGAGCGAATCCGAGCCCAACGCGAAGGCCAGGACAAGCTCGAGCGAAGGGCCCAGCACGATGCTCGACTCGAGCGCTATGCGAGCAACGGCTTTCCACGCCGGGCGCTCTCCGCGTGCGAGCATATCGACGCCGAGAACCCGCTCGTGCGCCGCTGCGCGCGCTGGGACATCGCGAAGCACAACGTGCTCGTGCTATCGGGCGACAAGGGATGCGGCAAGACGGTCGCGGCGACGTGGTGGGCGCTCCAGCAGCGCATTCCGCCGCTGTTCAAGCGCGCCGCGATGCTCGCTGCGGAGTCGCGCTACGACCGCGAGGAGCGCAACGCTGTGCACGGCGCGCCCGGGCTCGTGCTCGACGACCTCGCCGTGGAATACCTCGACTCCAAGGGCTCGTTCCTCGCGGATCTCGATGTGCTGTTCGACGTGTACTACGGCGACCAGCGACCGCTGTTGATCACGACGAACCTGACCATCGACCAGTTCAAGAAGCGTTACGATTCTCGGATCGCAGACCGCATCCGCGAGTGTGGCTCGTGGTTCGCAAGTAAGGGAACATCGCTTCGGAGGGGAACATGACCTCGCAAGACGCTCGTGGTGTGCTGTCGTTGCTGCTGGCCAGCTATCCCGACGCCAGGGTGTGCAAGGGCACGGTCGTCATCTTCGAGACCATGCTGCGCGACCTCCCTGTGGATGCTGTTCGAGCTGCCGTGGCGAAGCTCGTGGTCACAACGAGTGAGTGGCCAACGATCGCCGGCATTCGCGCGCTTTGCCTGACGCCTGGATCCGACCAGGCTGGCGCGCGCCCAGGGCTGCACGAGCAGGTCGAGGCGCGCGGCGAGCCTGACGCGTGGGACTGGACTACCGCGGGTGAGCTGATCGCGTGGCACAGCGCTAGGGGCGAGCCATGACGATCCGAACCTCAGCGACCATCGGCGGCAAGATCTCGAACCGTGTCGTGATCCGCCGGCGTCCGATCTACGTCTGCCCCGACTGCGGCGGCGCGGGCTGGACGCGGCCCAAGGGCGCCACCTGCGCGACGTGCGACGGGGCGGGGACCCTCAACCGCAAGCCGCGATCATCTCGCGCGGCCGCGGCGCTCAAGCGGGTCGTCAACGTCCGGGTCGGCGTGCTCCTGACCCGCGACGAGCTCGAGGCCATCGACCATGCCGCCAGGCTCGCGCAGATGACACGGGCGCAGTTCCTCCGCCAGGCGGCGCGGAACCTCGTCTCGCGCGTCACGCCTGAAAACAGGACCGCTGCACGCCCATGACGATCGCGAGGTCCTCCGGCGGTCCGAGCCGCCGGTCGCCGGCCATCTCGAGCGAGCACAGCCAGAAGCACGTCAGGACGTCCTGCATGTCGCGGTCGGGCTTCGGTCGCTGGGCGCGGCGCCGGCGCCTGGGCTTCGCCATGCTACCTCCACCGGACAACCAGACCCTTGGGGTCCTCGTTGGCGTGCAGGCCGTCGTGGTCGCGCGGCAGCTGACAGGACGTGGCTGGCCCCACCCCCAGGTCGCCGCACTGCGCGCGCGACAGGGCCTCGCGCAGGCGAGCGTTCTCGCGGCGCAACTGCTCGGTCTGCCACTGCTCGTGGATCAGCATGCTCACGAGCTCGAGCACCGGTGTCTCGGCAAGTTCGGACCGTCGGGACATCGTCCATTCCTCCAGGTTGGACGGGGCCATGGTAGCAGGCCTCACATGCAACTCAGGTGCGTTTGTTCGTGAGGCGGGTCGATGGCTCGGTGCAGCCAGGGCAGGGGAACATCTTCGTGAAGTGCCCGCGTCGACTATTGAACTGGTCGATCTCGATCACGCCGGATCCATCGCAGGTCTGGCAGCCGTCAGTCGTCTCGACCTCGAGCTCGTAGCGCGCGGCGAGCTCCTGGTCGAGCGCGGAGCGCGCCACGAGCGGAAGCTCGAGCTGCTCCTGGTCGTCGTCAGGGGAGCGCACGGAGAACCTTGGTCCGGTGCTCCATCTTGGGCCAGTTCGCAGTGTGGCGGTCCCAGACCGAGCCGTCGGTGCGCACGCAGGCCGGCCGCCTGCCGTTCGGACCGCAGACCTGGGCGACGTCCAGGAGGTGGTACTGCGGCATGGCCGGGTCCCACTCCGCGCACCGGTTGACCGCGACCACGATGCCCACGTGGCCGATGAACGGTTGTGGGTGGCCGGGCAGGTGGATCGTGGGGTAGGCCAGCAGGTCTCCGGGCATCGGCCGGTCGGCGATCGCGAACAGCTCGCGGCGGTGCTCGGCGTCCTCGATCGCGCTGTTGCTATTGAGATCGTCCTCGACGCTCGCCCAGTCCCCGTGGTTGAACCCCGGGCGATGCCGGCGCAGCTTGTAGCACCAGCTGATCGCGAACCCGGCGCAGTCACACCCGACCGCCTCGCCGCGCTGCGTCCACGGCAGGTCGATCATGCGGCCGCCGCGCATCACCGGCTGGTAGTCGCCGGTGCCGAGCTGGTACTCGCCGCCGTTGTTCACGAGCGAGAGGGCACGCTGGACCGCCTCGGCTGGCGAGCACGGGCGCGGGTTGCCCACATCGTCGATCACGGCTTGGGGAACCGCGCTGCGAGCGCGGCATCGGCGGCGGCATTGTTGGCGGCGAGCGCGTTGCTGACTGCGTCGATGCCGGCAAGCGCGTCGGCGGCGCTGATCTTGCCATCCTTCGCATCCCGGAGCGTCGATACGATCTTCCCGATCGCGTCGAGGCCGGCCGAGACGAGCGCGAGATCCTCTTCGAGCGTCATGGCATCACCTTCAGGGCTTGGAGCTCGTCCTGGAGCAGGAGCGCGGCCTGCGCGACCCCGAGCAGGCTGTGGTCATCTTCGAGCGTCGCCGCGGTCGCGATGGCTCGGTACGCGCCGGCGAGGAGCTGGGCCACCTTGGTCTGCTCGAGTCGGTACTGCGCGAGCTCGGCCTTGCCCGTGGCGTAGTCGGGCGCCTTGGCGACGAGCACGCCCTGGTGCAGCGCGTCCCATTTCTCGAAGGTCAGCGCCGCGGCGTTGGTCGTGGTGAGCGCGGTGGCGATCGCCCGGTCGCGCGCGGATGCGCCGCAGGCTGCGAGCGCCAGGGTCAGGACCCAGATCGCGATCTTCACGGCGCGACCTGTGGGGCGGTGGCGGGTGGCGTTGAGACGAGCGACGGGTAGCTCGCGGTCGTGACCTGCGCTGCGCTCTTGCCGAAGTCGGCAAGGCCCTGGCCGAAGATGTAGAGCCAGAGCGGGCCCACGATCGGCAGCAGGTCGGTCGCATCGAGCTTGAGCCCGAGCTTGCCGAGCGCCCACAACATGGCGGACAGCACCGCGGCCTGGAATTTCTTGGAGCTCGCAAGCTCCCGCATCGCAGCCCAGATTTTAGAAGTCATCGGCCTCGTCCTTTCGTTTCTTGTCAGCCGCCGCGGCGAGCGCGAGCTCGTACGGGGTGAAGCACCTCGGGCACAGGTAGCCCACGTAGCGCTCGTGCATCAGCGCAGCGCCACGCACGATCGGTTCGCCGCATGCGGTGGTGAGCCCGCCGATGGCCTTGCGGTGCCACGCACCAGAATCGCTGTGCACGTACAAGGTCAGGTCCTGCGTGATCGATCGGCGTCGTGGGAGGGGTTCGTCCTCGACGTCAACGACCAGTACGTCGGGCTCGCAGAAGGTCAGCATCGTCAGTCCTCGTCGTCATGGTGAGAGCCCGTGCGCGGCGGCCGATAGGCGCCGATCACCGGCGTGCCGAGCGGGTTCGTGCGGGCGCGCGGGTTCTTCTTCGGCTTCATCTGGCGGATCTCGTCGGGGACCGCGGTCACGCCGCTGTGGGACTCGAATCGCTCCTCGACGCGTCCGAACGACCGGATGAGCTCGTCCATCTTGGTCACCAGCACGGCGTTGCTCGCGGTGTTGGCCACGAGCGCAGCGGTCCCCCTGTCGTTGGACGTGGTGACGCGTCCGACGGCCCATCGCAGCGCACCGGCCAGCGCGACCGCAACGGCGCTGATCGCGCTGATGAGGATGGTGAACTGCGCGTCGGACACAGCTACGGCGCTCCACACTCGTGCGGCGCGTCGACCGCAGCATCGGGCGCACTGTCCGGCGCGACCGGCGCCAGCGGATTCTCGAACCACACGAGCCCAAGCTGGTTGATCTGCTCCGTGTCGACGACGTCCAGGTCGCCATCACCATCGACGTCGTACAACAGCATGTTGTCGTACTTCGTCCCGGTCCCGCCGCCGACGTTGCCCCAGGTGTACGTGCCGTCGCCGTTGTTCCGGAGCCAGTAGACGCCGACGACCGTATCGGAGCAGCACGTGTTGCTCTCCCACGTCGACACCGCGATGTCTGGCAGCCCGTCCTGGTCGATGTCGCCGACGTCCGCACCCTGGTAGTGGCGGCCCGTGTTCGTATCGACGTAGAGCGTCGCGCTGGTCGTGCCGTGCGTCGCGATCGTCGAGGACTGCCCCGCGTGGGAACGACCCTCGAGCATCTCGCCGGCCGCGAGTACCCGCCCGAACATCTCGTCACCGGTGTACGGCGAACCGAAGATGGTGTGGTTCGTCCATCCCGCGGGCGCGGTCATGACGTGCTCGATCCACCGCGAGCCCGTCAGGTCGGTGCGCGGCACGGTGTCGCCGGGCAGCTTGTAGCCGGCGCGATCCGTGACGACCAGGTCGAGGTCACCGTCGCCGTCGTAGTCGTATGGGATGACCGACATCGTCCAGCCCGCGTATGTGAGCTGTTCGAAGGTCCACGCGGTGCCGACACGGGTGCCGGGGTTGTGCAGGAGCGCGATCACCGCGGGCGTGGCTGCGCTGCCACCGTACGAACCGGCGAAGATGTCGAGCGTGCCGTTGCCCGTCGAATCGCCGCACGCCGCCTGGATCCACGTCGCATGGCCCTGGGATGCGGTGATCGAGACGGGCGTGCTCGTACCGCCGTAGACCACGTACATCCGCGCGCGAGCGACGATGACCAGGTCGTCGAGGCCGTCCTTGTCGAGGTCGCACAGCTTGGCGTCTTCGGGTCCGCTCTGACTGATCGGGAACGTCGTGGTGACGCCCGTCGCGAGCACGGTCAGCGATGTCGCGTTGCCCTGCTCCCACGGGACGGCAGCGACGCCGTGTTGGATGTCGACGCCATCGGCACCGACGTGCTGCCCGGAGCTCGCGCCGGCAACGATCGTGTGCATGGTCCACGGCGTGGCCATGTCGATCTGCTGATGCACGGTGACCGTGGATGGCCGGCTGCATGATGCGATCAGCAGTGCGATCGCGGTGGCGAGCGTGAGCGGGTCGCGCGCGAGAACGCAGCAGGACTCGGCATCGGAGAGGCGCTTCTGCATGATCAGCTCCACGACATGGTGAGAGGGGTGAGCGTCTGGAACAGCGCCTTGAACTGGGCGCTCGTCAGCTCGGCGTTCGCGCCGGTCAGCAGACCGCCCCAGAGGTAGCCGATGGCCGCCGACGTGCCGCCGGACGAACCGACGCCGACCGCGAGCCCGGCATACGTGCCGACCGTGCCGACGATCTTGTCCTGGTCCGTGAACACGAACGCGCCCGGCGTGGTCACGTTGACCTGGAGCGCGACGATGTGGACGGTGTTCGTGCAGATGTTGCTCGCGCCATTGACGGTGGTCCCGCCCGCGCCCTGCGTCGTGCACTGCGCCACGCCAGTCGTGACCGCAACGCCGAAGACGGCGCCGGTGGTCGAGTCGAAGCGATGGATCCGGCGACTCGCCGCGGGGATCGCGCCCGGCGTGAGGATGTACAGGAGCAGCAGGCCCGAGGTCGTAGCGATGTCGGGGACCGTCGTGGTGTTCTGCGCGTTGTGGTTCGCTGCCGCGTCGGGCAACGTCATTGCCTTGTTGGCCCAGCCGGCAACGGCCTGCTGGTACAGCCACGACGCGCCGGCGACGGTCAGCGTGTTGCCCGCCGCCAGCTGGTCGGAGACGTTGCCGCTCGCCGGCGCGCCGAAGTTCCAGCTCGACAGCGCGCTCTTACCGGAGAGGCCAGCGACGTTGAACGTCGTCGTCCACTCGCCGGCGGTCGCTGGCATGTACCAGCCCGACGTCGCATCGCGGGTGACGCCCGCCATCGGGCTGGCCGCCCCACCGCCGAGCTCGTCGACGCCGATACCGATCGCCTTCCCGAAGGTGCGACCGATTCGCTTGCCGATCCGGTGGCCGATCACAGCTACACGCCGACCTTCCCGTGGATGGCGCTGCGAACGACCCCGCCGACGGTAAGGACGAGCTTGAAGCGGCCGCGGCGCGCCCCGACGTTGCCCATCGAGTACATCGCACCGCCGGCGTTCGTGCCGCCGGCGGTGACGGTGGCCGCAGCGACGGTGTTGCCGGTGCCAACCACGTCGACCTGGGCGGTGGATGGGTTGCTCTGGATCCAGTTCCCGGCCGTCGCGTCGTTGTCGGCGACGTCGACGCGGGCGCCGATCGGCAGCCCACCACGCTTGGCGGGGAAGTTCGTGAACTCGACGGTGATCGCACCGGCGACCGCGGCGGCCCATGCGAGCTGACCTTCGATCAGCGCGGTATCGGCTGGCGTCGGCGAGAGTTGCGATCCGAACGGGAAGTACCAGGTGCCCGCAGTCAGCGTGCATCCGACGCCCTCGACGTTCGGCGCCAGGGTGCCGTCGCTCTTGATGGCATCCAGGTCGCCGGATCCTGCTCTGTTGTAATTGTCCACAGTAGTTCTCCTCTCAGCTGCGACCCGCGGCCTGCTGCTGCACTGGCGTCGGCTGCTCCACGGACTTGCGGAGCGAGCCGAAGCTCGGGTTCGGGGTGACGGTCGGCTGGCTCGTGCCGCCGTTCGTGTTCGGCTCGGCGGCGAAGTTGCCCTGGAGCACGCGGAGGATCCGCGGCTCGAGCGCGGGGTCGACCGCGATGCCGGTGAACATCGAGAGCGCGAGGCGGTTGCGGTACGGCAGCGCCTGCTTCAGGTCGGGGAGCTGCTCCAGGACCATCTGCTTGAGCTGCGCGGCGCGCTCCGGGTAGACCGCGTGGTAGGCGGCGACGTCCTCGGGCGTGATGGTCCCGTGCGCGAGCCGGTGCTCGACGCCCTCGGGGTGCTCGGCCGCGGCGACCTTGCGGGCGAACGAGCGCATGTCGAGCTCGCTGGGCTTCCAGCGGTCGGGGCCGCCGATCGGGATCCCGCCGATGTCCGGGCGGCGCGGCAGCTGGCTGGCCAGCCACTCGATCCGCGCGACGGCCGTGGTCTCCATCTTGTCGGCGAGCACCGGCGAGACCATGCCGATCGGCGCGAGCTGCTTGGCGATCGCCTGGCGCGCCTCGGGCCGGATCCGCGGGGTCCCGGTCTCGTCGTAGGCGGTTTGCGCGCGGAGCTCGGCGGAGCGGGCGTGGTAGAGCCCGGCGAGGTCCGTCGGCTGCGGGGCCTTGGGGTCACGCGGGCCGAACGCGGCGTTCGCGAGGACCCGGGTCGCCAGCACGGGGACCAGCGGGGACTTCGCGGCGGTCCCCAGGAAGGCCTTGGCGTTCTCGGCGGTGCGCGCCGCGGTCGCCGCGACGTCCTTGCCGAGCTTGCCGAACACCAGGTCCCCCACGAGCTTCGAGGCCTTCGCGCCGATCACCGGCGCGAAGTGTCCGAGCGGGGACGCCAGCGCCGTGGCCGCGCCGAACACGTGGCCCTCGAGCATCTGCTGCGGGAGGGACTTGGGCGCCAGCGGCATTTGGAGTGCCGCCTTGGCGTCCTTGATCGCCTGCAGGCGCGGCGAGGTCAGCTCCGCCTTCGGGACCAGCGATTCGGTGATCGACTCCTGGAGCGCGCGGTTCCGCTCGAGCAGCTCGGGCAACTTGCCGAGCGCCTCCTCGCTCTGGCCGGAGACCTGTCCGCCCTTGAGCGCCTCGAGGAAGCCCTGCGCGTCGTCGCGCGCCACGGTGACCGCGCCCTTGCCGACCTTCACGCCGGCGTAGCTGCCGTAGCGCTTGGCCGTCTTGCCCGAGAGCTCGAGCTCCTTGACGAAGGGGCCAGACTCCGCGAGGTCCTGCTCCAGCCCGGCGGCGAGCTTGCTGTTCGTCTCGGATAGCTTCGCGGTGATGGCGGTGCGGTCCTCGAGCGCGGCCGCAAGCGCGTCCTCCTGCTGGCGGAGCGGCTTGAGCAGCGAGCGGGGGTTCTCGGCGAGCCCGCGAGGGTCATCGAGCGCGGCGCGCAGCGTCTTGTTGCTCTTGGTGAGCGCCGCCGAGCCCTCGCCCTCGTCGATCACGAGCCACGGATTGGCCTCGCGGACCGCCTGGCGGTAGGCCGTGGCATCCCCGACCGCCTTCGCGCGGGCGGCGCCCTGCTGCGTGGCGAGCTCGCCGACCTCGGTCTCGTGCGCGGCATCGAGTCCCTTGATGTCGAGCCCGGCCAGGTCCGGCGCGGCGCGCGCGGCATCGCCGGCGACCGCGCTGCTGTCGAGCGCCTTGCCGGCGCGCCCGAGGCCGCGCTCGACGCTGCCGACCCCGCCGGTGGTCTCGCCGCCCAGCAGGAACTTCGAGGACAGGCCCGATGCCGCGCGCTCGGCGGTCAGCGCGTCCTCGCCGATCGCGGCCGCCTTGCCGAGACGTGCAGCGCCGGCGAGCTGACCCGCGAATGGGATGATGGCGCCGCCGACCGTGCCGATCGTGCTGCTCGTGGGGTTCACGGCGCGCAGCGTGTCCGCCGCCTCATCGATCCCGAGCGCGCTGAGCCCCGCATCCGAGGCGCCGAACGTGGCCGTTCCAAGCGCGCTGATGCCGGCGGTCGCGAGCTTGCCAGCCGCGCCGCCGTACTCCTTTTCGCGGATGTTGGACCTCACCGCCGAGAGCTGCTGATCCGGCGTCTCGACAGTGAAGCGGCGACCGAGATACGTCGGAACATCCGCCTGCGGGACGTCGACACGCTCGCCCTCGGGGCTCGTCAATGTGACCGTGTCGCCCATTACTGGTCCCCTGGCGGGCCGATCTGCGGGCCCTTCGGTCGATAGCCGTGGCTCGAAAGGATCTTTGCTGCCTCGCTGCGGACCGCCGGCGTTTCCGAGTTCATGAGGGCCTTGTTGAGCTGGTCGAATGCATGAGCGCGGCCGGCTGGCTCTGTGTTGCCGAGCTGGCGCGCGAGGTCGTTCAGGAGCAGCTGCTGGTCATCGGTCAGCCCGCCGCGGCTCGCGGTCTGAGCCAGCTGCGAGACGTCCAGGCCAGCGCCGACTCCGCCGGTCGGCGATGAGAGCAGCGTGTTGAGTTCGCGCTCATCGAGCGTCTCGACGTGTCCCGGTGGCCGCGACGTGTCCGTGATGACGGGCGCGCCGCGATAGCGAGCCTTCTGCCGCAGCGCGATGGTGACGTCGTCCTTCGCCGAGTCGATCATGTCGTCGATGCGGCGAAGCCCGGTGCGCTTGTTCAGCAGCCGGTCCTTGTAGTTCTCGAAGTTCGGACCGAACAGCTCCTCAACGGCCTGCATCTCTCGGCTCGACGGGTTCGCGCCCATCGATTTGATGAAGTTCATCTTCGCCTTTTCGAACTTCGTCGTAATGCTCGCCCACGTTTGGCGATCGATCGACGATGGGTCATTCGCGAGCATGCGGCGCGCCTCGCCGAGCACGTTGACGAAGTCCTGCGTCTGCGTGATGTTGTCGTTGATCTTCGCGGTCTCCTCCGCTGGGAGGCGAATCACCGCACCCTTGTCGTCGGTGAGTGGATGACCGTCGGGGCCCTGCACGGTGGTTGAGGCCTCGGACGACTGCGCCTCGCGACCCTTGCCGACCGCTTCCATGAGCTTCACGTGATCCGCGAGGGTCATCGGCTTGGGCGGAAGAGGGATGTCGATGCCCTGCGACTTGTAGAGCGCCTGGAGTTCGCGCGGCTGGAGGACGTCCTTGCCGCCGCCGGCCTGCTTGAGCGCGAGCTCGCGCTTCTTCAGATCGAGCTCGCCTTGCTTCACGCCGAGCTCGCCGACCTTGATGTTGTACTCGCCCTGCTTGATCTGATTGTCTAGGTCGGCCTTCTGATAGGCGTCCTGGACTTGCTGGATCCGTCCAGCGACGCCGTTCATGACTTGGGCGATGCCGAGCGAGCGCGTGGTGCGCGGGTCGAACTGCTGCTGCTGGGTCTGGAGGCTGGCGAGCGCGCGCTTGTAGCCCGCGAGCCGCATGACCTCGGCCTGGTGATAGAGGTCGGCATCAGCGGCGGACTGGTCATTGATGAGGCCCTGCTTGCGCGTCAGCTCGGTGCCGCGGTTGCGGAGGTCGGCCTGCTGGGCATCGACATCGGCGCTGACCTGCTTGTCGATCCAGTCCATCGCCTGGTTGTGGCCGTTGCCGCCGGTGGTGCCGGCGACGAGTCCGCCCGAGAGCGCGGCCAGCCACGTGCCCGCGCGGCCGATCGTGTCGAGGTTGTTGAACCAGCGGCCTCGGTCGAGCCTTGTATTCGCGATCGCATCGCTGTCGGCGTTGAGCTTCTCGCGCGCGGCCTGCGACCGCGCCATGGCCTGCTGGTAGTTGAAGTAGCTCGCGGTCTGCTGCTTCGCGTCTTCGAGGTCGATCTTCGCCTGTTGCTGCGCGACGAAGTCCTGACGCCGGTTGTCGAGGTCGTACTGCGCGGCGGCCGCCTTGTACGGGTCGCGCATGTAGTCGGCCGCGAGCTCGCGCGATGTCTCGTATTCCTCGGGGAGCGCTGGCTGCGCCTGGTCGAGCGCGACATCGTGCGGCGTTCCGGGCGCGATCCCTCCGGCGATCGCGTCGGGCGCCGGCGCCGGTGGCGGCGGTTGTGCGACGGGCTCCGCGCCGTAGGGCAGCGGCGGCGCGGCATCGACCGGAGGCGGCGGGATCGAGAGCGGCTGATCTTCCGGGCCCGGCGGCCCGGCGAACGGCAGCGGCGGCGCGGCATCGACCGGCGGTGGCGCCGGCGGCGCGCCGGCGAGCTCGTCCGTAACGGGCGGCGGGACCGGGCCCATGCCGGGCGGCCCATCGGGCCACGCCTGCTGCCACCAGGGCATGGCCCCAGCGCCGGCGATGTCGTCGGTCAGCGCCATGCTACTTCGCCTTGCCCTCGAGCTTGCCGAGGCGCTCGGCGAGACGTGCCACCATGGCGGTGTTGCTGGCCGCGAGATGACCCGCGTGGATCGCCTTGCCCTCGGGCGTCTCGATCACCGCGTGGCCGAGCCCGGCCTTCTCCAGACCCTGCGCCATCACGCCGAGCCGCTCGCCCTTGCCGTGTCGCTCGGACTTGTAGCGGAAGCGGTAGGCCTTCAGGCCCTCCATCGCGCGATCCGCGTCCTTGCCGCCGTCCTTGATGCCCGTCTTGAGTCGCTCGTCGGACATCGCGGCCATCTGCCCGAGTGACTGGACCGCGGGCCCGTACTGCTGCACGAGCGACGGCGCTTGCTGGCCGAAGGCACCGGCGCCGTAACCGTTGATCGCGTTGCCGCGCGAGCCGAGCGCCGCGTTGACGTCCTGCCCGCGCATCGTGCCGAGCAGCTGCGCGAGGTTCTGCTGGGCCTGGTTACGCTCCTGAAGACCGGCGACCGCCTGCTGGCCGGTCATCCCGTATGCCGATCGGCCCATGTTCATCGCGGCGTTGCGCGCCGCCATCGCGGCGTTCTGCGGGTTCGCACCCGCGGCCATCGAGCGTTGCGTCGCGAGGTTCTGATCGAGTCCTTGACGGAGCTGCAGCGCCGACACCGAGTTCTCGCCATTCGCGAGCTTGCGGAGCGCGTCGAGCGATTGCTGACCCTGCGCGGTCATGTTGTTGTAGTTGCCCTGCGCGGTGTCCGCGAAGCCGCCGGCCGCGCCCGCTTGCTGCTGGAGCTGCCGCTTGCGCTGCGCCTCGAGCTCGGCGTCGGGGCTGTTCATCGCGCCGCTGATCGCGTTCGTGACCGCGCCGCCGGATAGGCCATTCGCCACCGCGCCGAGAGGGCCGCCGAGCGCAAGGCCTGAGAGGTAATCGCCGTATCCCATGGTGCGCTCCTACGTCCTTTGCGCGGCGGGGAGCCGCTGGTTCAGCTTGTTGGGGTGGCTCCCGACCAGCAGCGCGAGGCCGGTGAGCTTGAGCGCCTCGCTGAGCGGCGGCCCGTACGCGCCGCTCGAAAACTGGCCGCTCGTCGTGGTCCCGTTCATCGCGGTGGCGTTGAGCACCTTCGACGGCGACACGTCCGCGCTCACGATGAAGCACAGCAGAGACCCGGCGCTGATCGCCGCCTCGATCTGGCCGACCGTCGGCGCAGATCCGGTGCGGCTCTGCACGCGGATCCCGACGTTGTTGAGGGCCTCCACCCAGCGCTGCGCGCCCTGGTCCCACCGCAGGTGATCGCGGACGTCGATCACGAACGAGCCGGCGGCGATCGCATCGAACGAGCACGTGAACGTCACGACGTTGCCGCGCTCACCGAGGTAGGGCGCGAGCGGCGCGAGTCCGGCGTTCCAGTTGCCACCGGAGAGGCATTGCACCGGGTTCGGCAGGACGGCAGTGAGCAGCGCAGCGCGGAACGCCTCCGACACTGCGGTCAGGCGGACCTTGATGGCCTGGCACTGCTGCCGCGACGGCCCGTGCTTGACCTGAAGCGGACCGCCGACGGTCGTGGAGCCGAGGTTCGCGTCCCACGGGAAGTCGTCGGTGTAGACCCAGCCGCCGGCGCCGTCGCTCTGGTAGTCATAGGCGACGCGGATGCGCAGCAGGAACGCGCTGCGGAACTCGCCCAAGATCATGATCTGCGCGACGCGGCCGTAGCCCTGGAGGTCGTTGAGCTTCACCCACGTGCTCTCGACGTCCTGCCCGTAGGTAACCCCTGCAAACACCGCCTGCTCGAGCATCGCGGTCGAGCTCGTGAGGTAGGCGTAGGTCCCGTTCCAGATGATCGCGTCGAGGCCGCCGGCGATGGTCCATTCACACCACTGGTTCACCGATGGGCGGTAGTCCCAGACGATGAGCCGCTGGTCGGTCAGGATGCGGATCTGGAACTGCGACTCGACGACGTGGATCGCCTGCACGGTGTCGGCGTCGAACGCGGACGGGCCATCGCTGATGTCGTCGATCGCCCAGCCGCGGTTGAGCAACTGCCAGCCCTTCGAGCTCTTGAACACCAGCCCCATCGGGCCGAGCGCCACGGCCTCCTGCGACACGGCGCCGATGTCGAGCGACAGGATCCGGCCGGGACCGTAGTTCTGTCCCTCGCCGAAGTTGTCGAGGCCGTCGCCGGCGAACGCGTAGATCGCGTACTGACGGAACACGATCAGCGTCTCGTTGAGGAACGCGATCGCGGTGATGTCGCCGCCGGCGCGGGGCACATCGATCACGAGCGCGTCGTGGAACGCGGCGACCTCGAACGCGTTGCGCTGCTTCGAGTACCAGATCCGGTCGGGGTCGCCTGCGACGCCCGCGAGGAACAATCGGGTGTCCGATGCGAGCACGATCGTGGCGCCGGGCGGCGCCAGTGACTCGAGGAGCGTCCCGTTCTCGGGGTTGCTCTGGAGGATCGTGATCGCCGTGTCCGCGAGCGCGTCGTGGACCGTCGGCAGCGGGAACACCGTGGGGTCGTTCGCGATGTACTTGTTGCTGCCCGACAGGACTGACGAATCACCGCTCGTGATCAGGTAGAACGGGGACTCGGCGATGGGCGCGACGATCGTGCGCCAGATCTCGCAGGCCGGCGGCTGCGCGATCTTTCGCGTGGTGTAGAGCGGGTTGACCGTGATGTCGAAGCCCGACGGACCGGCGCCCATCGTGGCCGCGACCACCGTGGCCGTGGTCGAGCGATCGACGTCGCCCTTCGCGTTGGGCCACTTCCACGTCGCCTTGTAGGCGTAGGTCCCGTTCGGGATCGCGCCAGCGGCCGCCACGCTCGCGCCGATCGCCCACGGGTAGATGTGGAACCCGACCTCGTAGAGCCCGGTCCCGTCGTATTGGAGGATCTCGCCGCCGGAGACGTAGAGCGTCCCGCCGAGCCGCGCGCACCGCCGCGCCTCGTTCGAGTCGAACGTGAACAGGATGTCTCGTGGGGCGCGCTCGGCATAGCCCAGGCTCGCGGAGTTGGTCCCAACTGGGACGAGGCGGCGGATCGTGTTGCAGAACGCGAACTGGTTCCCGCCGATGTTCACCACCCCCGGGAGCCTGAGCAGCGATGGGAGGCCGCCGGCGCTATCGTACGATGCCTTGCTGACGAGCGTGGCATCGTCGCGGAACAGGAACAGCGTGTTCTGCAGCTGCTGGACGAACCCGGTTGCGCTGGTGCTCGTCGCGCCCGCGAACACGCCCCAGACGTAGACCGAACCAGCGTAGTCGAAGGCGCGTGACGCAGGCGCGAGCAAGCGCACGAAGTTGGCCTGCGTCCCGAGGGTGTTGCCGGTATCGACGAAGTTGAACTTCGATGTCCAGTTCACGCCGGCGCCGATCGCCTCCGCTGACGACCAGAACGCATAACACCGGTACTGGCCGCCGTTCTGCACCGAGCGATGCGCCGCGGCGATGTGCGATACGGTGCCGGCGGCGATCGTCCCCACCGCCTGCGCCGTGAAGATGTCCGCGTGCGTGGAGGCGTTGAGCAGGTCGCCCTGGACGTTGGTCCCGTTGCCGCGGATGACCTGCGCCTGTGTGCCGGTCGGGTCGATCGATACGGCGATCGCACCGTCGCACGTGCGCGCCTTCGTCGACGACGTAAGCGCCAGTGCGGACGTGATCTTGACGACCGTGTAGGACGTCGTCGGGCTCAACGTGGTCGCGAGATACGCTGCGTCAGCTCCTGGGATCTTGACGATGTCGAATCGGTTACTGATCGTCGCAGCGTTCACGATCAGCGTCGGAGCTACGATGCTCCCGGCGACGTTGGCCGGGTCGAGAGCGAGCCCATAGATCGAGGTCGCGAGATTGCGGATCCATACGAGCAGCACCTTCGTGCCGAGCGCAACGAGCCGCGGCGAGCTACCGGCGAGCCCTGGATCCACCACCGTCGGCGGCAAGATGACCGCGCCCGTCGTCTTGTCGACCGCTGCCAGCTTGACCAGCTGGGCGCTGACGTCGGTCCCGCTCCAGCAGTAGAACACCGTGTTGCTGAGCTCGGCCCGATCGGTGTCAACCTGGTCCTCCGATCGAGCAAAGAGCGTCTGCTCCGCGATCTTCACTGCGAGGTGCGTCCCCTTGAGCACCCACGCGCTGTCGCGCGCGGACCAGCTGTAGAGCGCGGTGTCGGTGAAAAGCAGCCGCTCGGGGCCGTTCTCGACGATCTGCCGCGGGTTCGCGATCGATCCCCCGCCCAGGATCGCGGTCGGCATGCCGGCGAACGGCTTGCGGGTCTGGACGCCGCCGGTCTCGTCGAACTGGATGTCTCGCGCGATATCGAGCGCCGGGGGCTGCTTCGCACGCGCGTCCGTCTTGCCGCGGAGGCCGGCGGCGAGCGGAATCTGGAGCGGTGCGAAGTTGAGCGTCATGAGGAAGAGCAGAAGGAGGTCAAAGCGCGACCACATCGACGGTGACGGTCGCGCCCCATCCGGTGGCCTTGAGCGCGATGAACTTGGTCCGGTCGAAGCTGCCATCACGGATCTCCTCGATGCGGCCGCTCGAGCTCGGGCCGCGCGGCGGCGAGCACGCGACGAAGGCCGGGGGGCGCCCGAGCGGATGACCGACGAGGGTGATGACGCTGTCCGCGAGCGCCTGGGCGGCGATCACGGTCAGCGAGGTCGCCGGAAGCTTCTGGAGCTCGGTGATCTTCGCGTCGTGCTCGCGGCGGACCCTCTCCGAATCGATGTCCGGAAGCCGCGGCGTGATCGGGGCCGAGAGCTTGGTCACGTCCCGTACCACCAGGGCCAGTTGCGATAGCCGAAGCTGCGATCGTCGTTGCGATGGACGTAGCGCCGGCGCGGCTCGTTGAGCGCACGCAGGACGGCCCACTCCTCAACGCGTCCACGCGCGAGCTCGCGCTCGCGCATCGCGGTACTTGGGTCCTGCTCGGACTTCGCGAGGATCTTGACCGCGACGCCCCACAGCATGAAGGCCTCGCCGTCGGGAACCACCAGGTCGACCGTGGTCGAGTCGGCGGCGACCGAGAGATCCGGCGCCTGCGGGACGTAGAGCAGCTCGTACGTCCCGGAGACCGGGTTCGGGTAGAGATGGATCTGCCGGCCGACGAACGAGTAGCCGATCGCCTCGCCCGTCTGGCCGGAGTAGAAGTTGCGCTCCTGGACCATCAGCTCGCGCAGTGCGCGGCGGCGGCCCGTGGTCGTCCCGTCGTACAGGAAGTCGATGCCGATGAACGAGAGCTGGTCGGCGGGCTCGCTGTAACTCGCGGCGCCCGTCGCAGGGATCGTGGATGTGCTCTCGAAGTAGCGCATCCCGGTCCCGTCGATGAGCCCCACGAGCTCGCGGTACTGCTCCGAGATCGCCGCCTTCCATTCGAAGGGCGCGATCGCCGGATCACCCTCGCGATCAGCACGGCGCTGACAGCGGATGACCAGGTCGGAGAGGACGACGTTCAGCACCGCGTTGCCTCAGGTCGCCGCGTTGCCGGTCTGCGACGCGTATTTGAAGCCGAGCTTCAGCGTCAGGAACTGCGCCGCCGCGAGGTCGGTCAGTGTGAACGTGCTGTTGAAGATCTGGATCGGCAGCGTGAACGTCGCCGTGTTGTAGGTGCCGGGCACGACCGTGTAGCCCTTGAGCGCGGCGGGCGCCGCGGCCTCGAAGCAGTGCCCGGTGCAGCCGACGAAGAACCCGGGGTTCTCCTTCCACGTGAGGTTCACGATTCCGGTGCCGCCGGTGACCATCGTGACTGTCTTGCCGAGGACCTTGGTCGCGATGTTGGTGATCTTGACGACGCTCTCGACGAGCTCGGGCTCGCTCGAACGCTGCGGGAATGGGTCGAAAGACATGATGTTCTCCTCGAAAGGGAGAAGCGGGGCGGGCGCCCAGACGAGCGCCCTGACGCCCCGCTTCGGTTCTTCAGATCGCGATCACGAACGCGTCGCGCGGGTTGGGCTGGATGAGGTTGCCCATCGAGCGCGTGCGAGCCTCCACACCGTCGGCGTCGGTGTCGCGGAGGTTCATGTTCCCGTCGTCGTTGATGATGTGGACGAGGTCGCCGAGCGTCCGGTACTGCTGGGCCTCCTGGCGCGCGCCGCGGCCGCGGTTGAGCGCCACGTCGGGGTCCGAGTAGACCTTCAGCGTGCCGCCCGGGGTCGCGATCACGATCCGCTCGAAGCCGAACGTGCCCTCGCCGCCGCCACCGTCGTACTCGACCTTGGCGTTCATCCGGCGCGAGACCTGGTAGAAGCGGACGGGGTTGAGGAACAGCGAATCGACGCGGCCGCCGGCGGCCTGGACGGCGATCGCCGCGAGCCCGGCGTTGTCCTCGATCAGCGTCGAGGTGTCGTTGATCCGCGACCCGGCCAGGAGCTCGGGGTAGACCGAGCGGTCCTTGCCGCGGAAAGAGTCACCGCCGATGGGCGCGGTCAGCGGGGTGCAGACCTCGAGTCCCTCGATGCAGGTACCCGGGTCGCCGGCCGCGAAGATGAAGTCGTTGTCGGCGAACGCCGTGATCGCCGCGGCGCTGGTGAGCGTCACGGTGCCGGCGGCGAGGCTGACGCCCGCGACGGACGTGGTGCCGACGCGCGCGCCGGTGATGCCGTTGGCGCCGGTCGATGCGCCGACGATCATGCCGATCTTGAAGTTTCGGGCGGTGTCGGGGTCGGCGAGCGTGATGACGTTGGTCGCCGCCGACGCGCGCTGGCCGCGGACACCCGACTGGTCGCGCTGCAGGTCGAACGCGAGCCGATCGGTGTGCTCGTCGACGACGGAATCGACCTCGCCGGTCATCAGGTCGAGCAGGGCGCCCTTGGTGTCGCCGGAGGCGCGGATCGCCTCGCCGGAGATGTTCACGACGCCGAACTTCGACCAGCGAAGGGCGGTGAACTGGAGGCCCTTCGAGCTCGCGGCGCCGGTCTGGGCCTGCGTGAACGAGCCGGAGACGCTCGCGGCGTTACCGTACTTGACGGCGTAGCGATAATCCGAGCCGGTGAACCCACCGGGCTTCGTGATCATCATGAGGTAGGGGTGGAGACGGAGCGCGGCATCGCCGACGCCCTGCGCATAGGTCGCCTTGAATGCGTAGGCGACGGTGGTGAGAGTTGTGCTGGGTGCGGTCACGACGAACCTCGGAACCGAGCGCTGATGCGCTCTTGCTTGCGGTCATTGGTTCCGTCGATCTCGCCGGTGACTGGGTATGGACTTGGGCCACGCTTCGGCGCGCGCGGCTGCGCTGGGAACTAGTCGGGCATGCTGGCGAGGATTTCCTCGCGCGTCGGTCGCTTGCCCATCGCGGGGGCGGGCGCCTTGGGATCGGCCTTGGCGGCGGGCTTGGCCGGCGCCGGCTTCGCGGCGGGGGCAGCCGGCTTGGCGACGGCCTTCGCGATCGGCGGCAGCCCACGGCGCTTGCGCTCGAGGTTCTCGCGGCGCTCGAGCTCGGCGACGACCGCTTTGGGCTCGGGCTTGGCGCTGTCGCGCTCGAGCAGCTCCATGGCGACGCGCGCGAGGTTCTCGCGGACGAACGCGCCGCTCTCGGCCCGCTCCTCGTCGGTGTCGCCGGCGGTCATCAGCGCGTGCACGGCGGTGCCCGCCGGGACGGCCTTGGCCATCGACTCGATGTACGTGGCGGCCTCGCGCGCGAGCTCGGCCTGCTGGGCCGTCTGCTTCTTCTCATCGTCGATCGCGTCGAGGCGCTTCTGGAGCGAGTCGAGGCGCTCCTGCTCCGCGCGGTCCTTGCGAGCCTGCTCGGCGCGCGCCCTCCACTTGGGGTCCTCGCCGGCCTTGTCGCTGTGGGCGAAGAGCTGTTCGGCGGCGAACGCGAAGTCGGCGTCGGTGTAGCCGAGCGCGCGCAGCAGGCGGGCCGGGTTGCGCTTGGCTTCTGCGACGGCCTCATTGTACTCGGTGAGCTTCTTGACGTGCGGTTCGAGCTGCTGGCGCGCCGCGGCGTACTTCGCCTCGAACTCGGCCTGCATGTCGATCCGCTGCTTCTCGAGCTGGTCGCGCGAGCGCTTCTCGTTGCGCTGGACGGCCTCCAGGCGCTTCGCGGTCTCCGGATCCGTCTCGTCGGCGGGCTCGGCGTCGGGCGCATCCGGCTCGGCGGCGTCACCGTCCGGCTCCTCGGCAGCAGGCGCGACCGCCTCGGGATCGACCGGCGCGGCCGCGGCGGGCTCCGCCGGCTTGGCGGGCGCGGCCGGCGCGGTCTCGATGGCAGCGAGGATCGCGTCTCGCGTCGGGCGACCAGCGGGTGCTGCAGGAGCTGCTGGGGGCGTTGCAGGCTCGGCCATTCGACTTGAATGGTAGAGGGCGCCTCGACTGTCGCACCCGGATTAATAACCCGGATTATTAATCCGAGGTGGTTTCCCGGAAACCGTGCGCGTGTCGGCGACTAGCCTTGGTGCTGTGGTCTCTCTGGCCGAAGCGGTGGAGCTGCTGATCAAGAACGCTGCGCAGCTGCGTGCTGCTGGAGTCGCATCCATCACCGTGGACGGATTCGCGGTCACGTTGGCGCCGTACGTCGCTCCCTCGATGCCCGACGCCTCAGCCTCCCCGGGGTCGGCGACGCCCTCCGGCCAGAGCGACCCCCTCTACGACAGCGCAACCTTCGGTGGGGCGTCGGTCGGCTACGAGCTCGACAAGGACTGATCGATGGCAAGCACACGGCCGTACGTCGACCGCGACACGAATCAGAGCTGGTGGAAGGCCGACAAGGGCGAGGCGCACGAGCGCGTGTTCGACTATGTGCGCCAGGTCGAGCGTGCGCAGTTCGCGCTCTACGATCGGTTCAAGCGCCTCGAGTCGCTCTACGACACGAACCCGCGCACGAACTCGCTGACCGACCCCGAGCAGATGGAGCGCGTCAATGAGAACCTCGTGGCGTCGAGCATCGACACCGTGGCCGGCAACGTCTCCACGGTCGATGTGCGAGCGCGCGTCGAGACCACGGATGCCGACTGGTCGCAGCAACGGACCGCGAAGCGCCTCGAGTGGTACTGCGATGGCCTCGCGTCGATGTTCGGTGTCGGCGAGATGTGCCGCTACGGCTTCAAGCTCGGCGGCGCGCTGAAGGGGACCGGTGCGAACTACGTCTACATCGACCAGTTCGATGAGATCCGCGCCGTCCCGGTCATGCCCGACGACATCGTGGTCGACGAGCTCGAGAGCCACAACGGGATGCCGCGCCAGTTGCACCTCCGCCTGTTCATCGATCGCGACGACCTGAAGGCGCAGTTCCCCGGCAAGAGCCAGGAGATCGACGACGCGCAGCTCAACCCGAACGGCACGCCCTGGATGAAGTGGGCCGGCTACCGGCCGATCAAGCCGAACGAGCTCGTCGCGATCTGGTCGTGGCGGCTTCCCGTCGGCCCCAAGGGCCACAAGCGGTACGTCCCGGGGCGCGAGACGCTCACGATCGACGGCTGCGACCTGCTCGACGCCGAGTACGACGAGCCCGACTTCCCGATCGCGAAGATGGTGTGGGAGCGCTCGGCTCGCGGCTGGTTCGGCATCGGCCTCATCGAGCGCATCGCCGGGCACCAGCGCGCCCTGAACAAGCGCAACTGGCACATCGAGCGCGTGCTCGATCGCGCCGCGCAGCCGACCACATGGGTGCAGATGGCCGACGCCAAGCTCGCGGTGCAGTCGGTCGACCGGATCGGCAACGTCGGCGTGTACAAGGCGAGCGCGCCGATCACGGTGCCCGAGCCTCAGGTCAACCCCGAGGTCTACAAGAGCACGCAGGACATCCGCGACAACGCGCGCGAGCAGACCGGCATCTCGCGCATGGCGATGAACGCCACGAAGCCCGCTGGCGTGGACAGCGCGGTCGGCCTGCGCGAATACCGCGATCAGTCGAGCCAGCGTTTCGCGGTCCAGGCCAAGAACTTCGAACGGTTTTGGCTCGACACGATCTTGCTGCTGCTGCGGTGCTGCAAGAAGCTCGCGGCGCAGAAGAAGCCGACGCCCGTCGTTGATCGCAAGGCGCGGTTCGGGTCCAAGCGCATCAAGTGGGCTGACGTCGACCTGGGCGACCTCAAGATCCAGCTCGCCGCGGCGGGAACCATCTCCCAGACGCCCGCGGGCCGCGCCCAAGCAGTAGTCGAGTGGTCGCAAGCGGGCGTGATCAGCACCGACGAGGCGCGCCGGCTGATGGACCACCCGGATCTCGAGCGAGCGATGTCCATCTACACGGCGGCGCTCGAAGACATCGAGTTCACGATCGAGGAGATCCTCGAAGGCGAGACCCCGGTACCGGAGCCCTACCAGAATCTGAAGATGGGCGTCTGGCGGATGCAGCAGGAATACCTGATCGTGCGCGTCCTGAAGGCGCCGGAGCCGATCCTCGAGTCGCTGCGGGACTGGATCGTGATCGCCGCCGATCGCGTCGCGACCATGGCCGACCCGAACGCGGCGCCGGCGAACGAGAACGCCATGCAGCCAGCGAGCGCGGTCGCGGCGAACACGTACGCGCCGATGGCCTCCTGACCGAGCTTGCCGACCTGGCAGGACGCGAAGTCCGAGCGCCGCTTCGCCGCGACCGAGGGGTTCGACGCGAAATGGATCGAGGCTCGCGTTGCGAAGATCATCGAGAGCTGTCACCCGCGCCAGCGTGACTTCGTCGAGGATCAACACCGGCGCCTGACCGCGCTATGCGGCCGCCGGTCGGGCAAGACGACGGGCGTGCGGGCCCGGCTGGCCATCCGCATGCTCCGCACGCCGCGCGCGCGGTGCCTCTACATCGCGCTCACCCGCGAGTCTGCGAAGCTGCTCCTCTGGCACGACCTCAAGGACCTGTGCGAGCGGCTTGGGATCGCCGCGGAGTTCAATGAGACCGCGCTGCGCTGCACGTTCCTGCGGAACGGCTCGACGCTCGAGCTCGGCGGCTGCGACTCGAACGCGGAGGTCGACAAGTTCCGCGGTCGGAAGTTCCACGAGGTCGCGATCGACGAGAGCGCGTCGTTCCCCGCGAAGCGCCTCGACTTCCTCATCAACCGCGTGATCGCGCCAACGCTCGGCGACTACAAGGGCACGCTCGTCCTGGTCGGCACGCCGGGGCACATCCTGTCGGGCATCTTCTACGACGGCACCCGCCGCGGCTCGGAGGAGCACCGGCCGTACGCCGACCGGGATGCGCCCGAGTACGCCAAGTGGGGCCTGAAGTGGAGCTCGCACGCGTGGGCGCTGATCGACGGTGCGCCCTTCATCGAGGCGCTGGCGAACGCGTGGGAGGAGGCGCAGGCGAACAAGGAGGCGAACCGCTGGAGCGACGACCACCCGGTGTGGATGCGCGAGTGGCTCGGCCTTTGGGCAGCAGACTCGACCGAGAACGTCTTCAAGTATCGGCCGCATGTCGACGGCCAGCCGTGGAACCAGTGGGACCCCGAGCGCGTCGGGCCACTCAAGATCGCGAAGCTCCCCGATCGCGGCGACTGGGCGTACGTCCTCTCGATGGACCTTGGCGCGAGCGACCTGTTCGCGCTCACCGCCTGGGCGTTCTCGCCGAGCGACCCCGACCGGTTCATCTACCAAATCTACGAGTTCGCCGACAAGGGCATGTACGCACGGCGGATCGCCGAGCTCTTGCTCGGACCCGAGCGGAGCCACGAAAAGCTCGCCGGTGTGATCGGTGCGATCGGCGAGTGGCCGCTTGGCCTGGTCGCCGACCTCGCCGGCCTGGGCGACAACCTGATCAAGGAGCTGCGCGAGGTCTACGGGATCCCGTGCGCCGGCGCCGACAAGGGGTTCAAGTACAAATTCCCTGCGATCGAACTCTGCAACGGCGACCTCGTGGACGGCCGCATCAAGATCCTGAAGGGCTCGCTCCTCGAGCGCGAGGTCATGCAGCTCCAGTGGGTCGCCGACGAATACGGTCGGTTAAGCGAGAACCGCGCGCAATCCAATCACGCGAGCGATTCGTTCATCTACGCTCGGCAGGTGATCGCGCGACTCTTCGAGAGCGGTGCGGTTGCGGCGGCGCCGTCGCCGGAGGACCAGCATTACCGCACGCAGCACAGCGATAACGAGGCGTGGGGGAAGGGCAGCGTGTTCGGCGATCGCGGCGGGGGCTACAGGGATCCGCAGGGGCTCTAACGCGAGCTCGCGAGCCCGCGCCGCAGCCGGAGCGGCACCTTCTTCATGCCGGCGCGCAGCACCCGCCGCGCGAGCTTGCTGCCGCGCACGCGCTTCATCCCAGCGGGCACCGGGTAGCTGCGGCCGATGTGCTGGAGCTCGCCGGCCGGTGGCTTGGGCGGGTCGTCGGTCATGCCCACGGCCGCCGCTGTGCCTCATGGCCGTAAAACGTCCGCATGCGGACGTGCGGCGCACCGTCCACCATCTCGGCTCGATACATCCCGTCATCGCAGACAACGTGAACCGGTTCGAGCAAGAACCACACGCGACCAGGGCCATGCTTCTCCGCGATGCGCGCGATGTGAGCGCGGACCGCAGGTAGAACCTCCTCGGGTGTTGCCGAGGTGAATAGCCCGGTCCTGAAGAGCTCCGACCGGTCACCGTTGGGCTCGGAGATCAGCAGACTCCGTCCGAAGAAGTCGTCTGGCATCCGAACGAGCCCATGTGCAGCGAGCGCTGCAGTTGCTTCGCGCGCGATCGCGTCTCCGCTCGGTAGCATCTCATTCGACATGGTGGCCGGTTCACTCCCATCGAGGCCGAGCTCGCTGAACCGTTCGACAGGGCCACGCATCTACTTCGCCTCGGCCTTCAGGTAGAAGGTCTCGACGCTGGCCATCGAGATGTAGCCGACCTCGGGCGCGCGCGTCTTGAGCGCCGGGTACCACGTGACCTCGAAGGCCTGCAGCTGCGGGTACCAGAGGCACGTCCAGCGCGGCCCGCTCGTCACGTCGTCGTGACAGATCACGCGCTTCGCCGAGTCGTCGCCGGGGATGACCCGAACGTTGTTGAACACGACGAGCTGACACGGGAACACCGTGCGCTTGTCGGCCGCGATCGATGGGGGTTTCGGGTGGCTGATCTTCGCTGGTTCTGCTGCCTGCATGAGGTCTCCTATCGACGTCGTCCGTCGGACTTCGGAAATCTGGCCAGCATGGGTTGCCAGCGCGCGAGAGGGATCTTGTTGGCGAGCCGCACGACCACGCTCGTCTTGAACGTGTAGTCCATGGGCCGCTCGGAGTTGATGCCGGCTGCGGCGAACAAACCCCGCGCGATTCCCCAGCGCCTGAACGGCGCCTTGACGTACAGGTAGTGGACAACCGGAGGATCGGTGCCGGTGTCGAGGTCGAACGTAACGAACCCATGGAGCTGGTTCGGGTCGCCGGCGTTGCACGCGATGATCGTGCGAGACCCCGATCGGTCCATGAGATTCTCGATCTCGCCCCACATCTTGTCGTAGAAGGTCGCCATCGCGATCATCCCGGCGGTGTGGCTCTCGCGAAACGAGTCCAACCAGGAGCTCACGACAAAAACCCGGTCCTCCTCGCGGGATTCGCGGTACGCGATCGGTGTGGACTTCGCGACCGGCATCACGACGTCTGGCGCCTGACCCAGCGGCGCCGGGCGTCCTGGTTGCGCTGCTTCTCTCGCAGGTGCCACTCCGCCGGCGACATCCCATCGGCGAGGTCACGGGTGTCGAGCATCACGTGGGCCGGCGGGCGCTCGTCGCTCTTGCCCGTGTTGATCGCGGTCGCGAGCACCATGCCGACCAGCGGCGGGCTCAGGCGGTACGGCGCCGGCGCCGCGCACTCGGGGCACGGTTCGAAGTCTGCGTCGCGATCCACGACCGCCTCGAAGAACCCGCAGGACTCGCACTCGAAGTCGCGGAGGATCGGCGCGGACGCGTCGCCGCGCTGGCGGATCGTCCACGTCACTCAGGCGTCTCCCTTCATGCCGCGCGTGTCGGCCTGCCAGATCGCCTTGAGCGTCATCACCTGTCGCTCGAGTGCATCGAACTGCGGTGCCGCAAGGTCCCCGCTGGCCAGTGGCGACTGCGCTTCGACGAAGGCGACCGCGGCCTGCGCTAGGCTGAACATCACCTCCATGAACACCTTGTTGTCCGTCACCGCTCGCTCCGATCCTCATCGCCCGGGTCGTGCCCGAAGATCGCCGGCCATGGACGCTCGCGCGTCGCCGTGAATGTCGCCCGCCCCGATCTGTAGAGCGCCTTGAATATTGGGCCGAGCGTGGCGAGTGTCGCCGGCGGTTGAAGCAGGCGACGGAGCCGGGTCGCGAATTCCTTCCACCAGCGCACGCGTTTGAACGGCCGCCACCAAGGCGGCTCGGGACCGAGGTCAAAGCGGATCAACGTGACCGGATTGGCGACCATGTAGTCGGGCGTCCCCCCGAGCCTATCGATGTCGCGTGCGATGTCGCTGATCGTCACAGGACGCTCCTCTGCTCGTCGTCCACGGTCCCCGCGATCTCGCGGAGGATGTGCAGGCGCTTCTCTATCGGCTGGGCGCGCAGGAAGTCCATGACGACGTCCATGCGGAGCCCGCGGCGCTCGCGCGCGGACTGCCGGTCGCGCTGGCGGACCTCCGAGAGGCACCCCTGGATGGCCTTGCCGAGGGTGGCGGCCGCCTTGGCGAGCTCGGGGTCGAAGCTGCCCCGCTCCAGGGCCTCGCGGCGGCTCGTGACCACGGCGAGCTGTAGGCGGAGCTCCTCGACGACCCCCAGGAACAGGCTGGCGAGGGCGTCTACGGGGTTCTCGGAGCCCGTGGCGAGCGCTCGAGCGTCGTCCGCGAGGCTGGGCGGCGGCCCCAGCTCGATGATCTTGCTCGTCTCGCGGTTCTGACGGTCAGTGGTCATCGGTACTTGGGTTTCTGGGAGAAAAACTGCGTCTAAAACTCGCGCTTGCCTTCGTGCAAGGGCCCGGGTGGGTCCGGACCGGGGGATCGGGGGGGTAGGGGCACGGCCGGCTCGTCGCCGCGCCTTCTCCGCCATGTCCGAAGGCGGTGGCAGTTCGCGCATACCACCTCGCACTTCTGGATCTCCTCGAGCAGCTTCTTCTTGGTGTTCCAGAGGCGCGAGACCGAGGCGACCTTCTGGTGGCCGGGAAGATGATCGAAGTCCATGCAGGCTGGATGGAAGCGACCACCACAGTCGGCGCAAGGAACGCTCTTGAGCCGGACGATCTCGACTTGGTTGCCGCGGGTGCGGAGTTTGCGCTGCGTCCGCTTCGTCGATCGGCGGCATGTTCTGCACTCGCGTGCGCCGTCAGGACGCACGTACGTGTTCTCGGGCGTCAGCTCGTGATCGCGGAGACAATGGGTGAAGAGGATGCGCGCCATCATCGCCATCATCGATCACAGATACGACAGAGCCTGCCGCCCTCAGGGGTCACCATCGCGTTGAGCTTCAGGTCGTGGCCGCTCGGGCACGTCGTCGCGCGCACGCGGTTGCCCCAGCGCCGACGATGCAGGTTGACGGTCTGCGTGACGAGCTCGAGATGCTGGACGTTGCAGCACGCGCGACGCCTGCACCGGTGATCGAGCACCATGCCGTCGGGGACGCTATGCCCGTGCTCGCGCCACGTGATGACGTGGAGCTTCACCGGATGTCCGCCGCGGAACGTGATGCCGTAGCCGTGATCGTCGGTCCGCTTGGCGAGCCAGCAGCCGTACGTCAGGTCGATGTCGATCGCGTCGGTCATTCGTCGAGCAGGTTGGGCGCTTCGGTCGAGTCGTTGATCGCGGCGAAGTCGATCAAGTAGCAGGCGCCGAGCTTGAACTTCTTCAGCGCCTCCACCTTGTCGACGTGGAGCTCGAGCGTTCCGCTCGCGGTCGCCGCGTGAAACCGGAGGTCCTCGGGGATCACCGGGTCGAGCTGCGCGGAGAACCGCAGGATGCGCATCTCGGGCATCCAGGCTTGCTGGACGACTTCGCGCAGCATCATGCGGACGCGGATCACTTGGCGATCGCCGTCCGGACTGCCGCGTCCCTCGACTCGAGCAGCTTGCGGAGCGCGACGGTTCGCTCCGGGTTCCGCGGCAGCATCGCGACGATCGAGTACGCCGCGTGGCAGAACGGCTTGGAGACCGCCTGCAAGCGCTCGGGGAGATGTGCCCAGCCGAAGTATTGCAGGATCGGCTCGTTCTCGCCGTTCGCACCCCACGTCATCGAGAAGTCGCGCGCGAGGCGCTTGCAGGCCTTCAGGTCATCGACGATCGGCATCGTATCCGGCCAGTGGGTCAGCGTCGCTGAGACGATGCTGCATCCCTTCGTGGAGAGCATGTCGACGAAGGCCTTCGCCATGCTGTCCGGGTCACCGCCGCTTCCGGCAGGATCGTTCGTGAGCGTCAGCAACTCGCCAGCCTTCGCCGTGCGGTCGGTGCCATGCCCACCGACGGCCTCGATCTCGATCTTGAAGTTTCCCATGGCCTACGGTGGGCGACTCCGCGCCCGCTCGCAGCAACGAACGACCTGGGGTGGTTATTAATCCGTGCGCGGCAGCGTCGACAGGAAGCGACGGAGAGCCTCGCGGATGAGGTGCGAGCGGCTGATCTTCATGCGATCCGCGGCGGCGTCGATCGCGTCGAGCTCCTGGACGGGAAGGCAGAACGAGGCCTGGTCGACCCCTCCAGCGCGAATGCGGATCTTCCACGGCAAGCGACTCACGCGGTTCCCGATCGCCGCAACGACGCCCGGCCCCCACCACAGTGGCCGGTGCGACGATCACTTCGAGCCTACACGCTCCTCGGCCGGAGCGTGCTCGTCGGTATTGACGCACCGCATTGCCGGTCGCCTGGCCTGTGGTTCGATGAGTCCCAGCTCGATCGCCTTCGCGTAACCGTGCTTCCACACGTGGTAGCGTAGCGCGGCGTCTTGAATGCCTTGTGGAGGATCAGGACGAGGTCACCCCATGGCGCACCTCAGGCATCCGCGGACGCTCGCGGCGCCGCTTCTCTGCATCGAGCCAGACCTCGATGTGGTCGGGGTGATGCTCCAGGTAGAGCAGTGCGATCGCTCGGAGCTCCTCGATGCTCGCCTCATCAGCGAGCATCGCCAAGACGGTCATCATGACCGGAGATGCTTCGTCGAGCGCGTTGCGCTGCCTCATGCACGCGAGGTGGTCGCCGGCGAGCAGCTGCGGCATCGCGTTGTGCTCCGCCGCGATCGCGCGCGCATTGTCCGGCGCCTCGCCGCAGTCGGCCACCCAGAACTCGTCGGCGTCGAGCACGAGCCACCGGCCGTTCCCGTCGTCCACCGCCTTCCATGGTGCGGGCTGCGTGGCCGCCTTCGAGATGCGCTCGAGCTCGTCGAGATTGAGCGTCATGGCAGCAATGCTCCTTGGTAGCCGAGCGCGCGAGCGGCATCCGCGAACGCCGCGGACAACTCGGCCTCGATGATCTTCCAGTCGGACTTGACGTAGTCGATGGTGCCGACCGCCTTGGTCCAGCAGCGGTGCAGCGCGTTGTGCGCGCTGCGGTACCGGCGGAGCAGGTCGTCGACCGCCGCGTTGTACGCGGTCATTGAGAGACCTCCGGGAACGCGGCGTGCTGGACGCCGTCGAGGTAGGGCAGCTCGATGACGCCGCCGGCCTTCTCACGCGAGCCGCTTCCGAAGCAGACGGTGCCGGTCGTGGCTTCGGGCTCGCTGTAGTACGTCGCCTGTTTCAGGAAGTACGGCACGCCGGCCGCCGCGCACTGGTCGCGCAGCGAGCGCAGCCACGCGACGTCACACGGGCGCGCGCCGGGGCCGCTCTCGCAGCCGGCGATCACCCAGGCGATGCGCTGGCCGACCGGAGGACACGGCCTCCCCATGTCGGTTTGTTCTCCGGTCAGAGCATCGACCTGACACCACTGCCCGCCCTTCGCATCGTCGTCAAGATGGCGGAGGTTGGTCGGCCCGAGCAACGGCTCGCACGACAGGAACCGCACCGCCGCCGGCGTCCGCAGGAGCTCGGGGATGCGCTCGTCGGCCGCGTCCTGGTTCTCGACGCTGACGCCCAACCAGACGTTCGGCAGCGGCCACGTGGGATAGGTGACGTGCCCGCGGTCGACATGATGCGTGTCGAGCCACGCGACGCACAGCCGGACTTCCATGTCGCGGGTGTCCTCGTAGTGGACGACTGCCGCGTCGCGAGATCGACCAGCCTCGATGCTCATCCACTCGAACCACTCGCGCATGCGCTTCGCACGCTTCGTCAGCACCTGGAACGTGTGCTGCGGCGCGGCCGCCATGACGCCGAACACCGCGGCGATCTGCTCGTTCGTCAACCGCTCGTGAAACAGGTCGGACATCGAGTTGACGAACACGCGTTGCGGCTTGCGCCAGCGCAGCGGGTCCGCGAGGTGCTCGGCGACGAAGCGGACCTCGCCGGTCCAGCGTGGACCGGCCTGCCACACGACCAAGCCTTCGAACGCTTGCCCCGGGCCGCGGAACCGGTTGCCCTGTCGCTCGGCGTAGCAGTTGCGGCAGCCCTCTGAAACGCGCGAGCAACCGCGGATCGGGTTCCACGTCTTGTCGGTCCAGCTGATCGAGGTGTCACCCACGGTGAACCTCCGGGACAACGTCGTGGCGCTCCGGATGCGTGCGCGGGAGCAGGGCGGAACCATGGCGGGAGCGACCACCGACCACGGACTGAAAATCCGCGTGTCGTTGGTTCAACTCCGACCCTGGGCACCGACGGTTTCTCGACGAGGATGGTGGGCTGGTGGTGGTCATGCTGATGTGTCTCCTTGGTAGGCTGGAGTGCGCAGCTTTGATATTCCGCCGTGACAACGTCCGTGACAGCTAAGTCGGCTTTGCGCGCGTCCTGCGGTGGCCTCCCGGCCGCCACCCACATCGCTCGGTGAGCGCGCACCGGAGGCAATCGCCCTGGCCGCGGGACGCGAATGCCGCCGCGATCTCGGCGCCGACGTCGGCCGAGAACCATTCGCCACGGACGCGGCGGTCGGCGAACCGGTCGTGCAGGACGGCCTCGAAGTCGCCGCCGGCGGCTAGCGCGACGAGGTGCACCGCGACCGGCGAGCCTCGATCGAGACCCCAGAGGCGCTGGACGATGTTCCGGGCGCGCCCGATCTTGAACAGCGCCGCCGGCAGATCGGCCTCGACCACGTAGGTCCAGTCAGCCTGTCGACACGCGATCGCGCTCATCATCTCGGTGGCCGCGCGCCGGTGTTGGTCGCGTTCTCGGCTCGCATAGGCGCGACCTCTGACGGCATCGCGCGAGGCGAAAAAGTCTCGCAGCTGCGCGATCGCACGCTCGTCGATCCTGATGGACCTGCCGATGCGCACGCTCTCGACCCGCCACAGGTTGCTGTAGACCTGCGCCTCGCTGACGCCGAGCTGATCGGCGACCTCGCGAGCCGCGAACCTCTCGCGCTTCACCGGTTCTCTCTTCCACTTCGCCATGATCAGAAGATCAACGCCGCTCCCAGGTCGGCGATGGCTCGTCGCATCCCGCCGGCGCCGGGGAACGGGTCGGCGATGGCGTCCTCTGGCTTGGCGTTGAGCAGCTGCAACACCCACTGGCAGAACTCGGGCGACTTGGCTCCGGTCAGGCCTTTCTGCAGCGTGATGCGGCCAGAGAAGAAGTCCTTCGGCGTCGTCTGCTTGCCGCCCTTCTGTGGCGGCGGATGAGCGATATGCGGTGGATTCGCGCGGCTCGCGAACAGCACGGGTTCCCATGCGTAGGCCGGGCGGACGTCGAGCGGCGCGAACGGCAACAGCTGGCGGAGGCTCGGCGCGCTCGCCGAGAGCGCCCAGCCGTCGGGGTATTCGTCGACCAACCACTGAATCAGCAGCCGGTGCGTCTCAATGTCGTCCCAACATCGACCGTCGAACGGACGGAGCCGGTCGCCGTGCTGGTGGCCGTAGTAGCAGCAGCGACCGAAGTAGGGCGGATCGGCGTAGCAGAACTGCATCACTCCTCCTCCGTCGGCGGCTTCGGCAGCTGCATCGCCGGGACCGCGGCGATCGCGTCGTCGAGGTTCTCCTGGGAGAGCCGCCCGTACACCTTCTCGACCATGCGGGTGCTCGAGTGGCCCATCAGCGTCGCGACCACGAGCAGCTGCACGCCGTTCTGCACCAGCCAGCTCGCGAACGTGCGGCGCAGGTCGTTGGGGCTGACCCGCTTCACGCCGGCGTTGTCGCAGGCGGTGTGCAGCGCCCTCCGCACGTTGCCCCAGGGCGACACGACGCGGCCCGAGGCCTTGGGGCCAGCCGCCTCGAGCAGCGCGGCGAGCGTCGGCGCGATCGGCACCCACCGCGAGCGGGTCTCGCGCTTCTCACCGCGGAGCTTGAGCTTGCGCTTGGCGAGGTCGACGTCCTTCCAGTCGAGGCTCTCGACCTCGCTCGCGCTGCCGCCGGCGAGCGCCGCGATGCTTACCCACAGCACCCGGTTCGCGGTCGGGACGTGCTCTCGCGTGCGCCTTCGTTGCTTGCGCCGCGCGCGCCGAGCTCGAGCGCCATCGTCTTCGAGGCCTGGGCGTCCGAGGTGCTGCACGACCTTCGAGAACTCCTCCGGCGTCAACCAGACCTCGCGCGGCTTGTACCGGGGCGAGTGGTTCGGCATCGGCGGCATCACCGGCAGCACGCCGCGGGCGTGCGACTCGCGGAGCGCCCGGCGGATCACGATGAGCTCCTTCTGGACCGTGTGCGGGCTCGCCTTGCCGTGCCCTTTCTCGTCCGACAGCCGGCGCGCGACGTAGCTCGATAGCATGTCGCGGGTGATGTCTTGGACGAACGGGTCGCCGAGCGTTGTGAGGATGCGGCGGCCCTTCTGTTCGTAGAAGGATCTGGTCGCGGCCGCGCGGTCGTGCATCACGGTGATCACGTAGTCGATCGCCTCGCTCAACCGTTGCCGCCGCCCGCGAGCTTGAGGGGTCGCAGCCAGCTCGGCTTGGCGGAGCCGCTCCTTGGCGACCGCCTTGTCCTTGGTTCGGAGGGTTCGCTGGACTCGCTTGCCTTCGGGGGTGGTGTAGTCGCCGTAGTAACTTCCGCCGGCGTGGCGTCGGTAGAGACGTCCCATGGGCGCTCCGTGTTCTTCGCAAGGTAGTCGGCGAGGTCGCGCTCGGCGACGCGCACGCAGCGGCCGATGTGGACGCGCGGCAAGGATTGGAGGAGGCGGTACGCGTGCGCTCTGGAGATGCCCAGGCGCTCGGCGAGATCGCGAGGTGTGAGGTAGCGGGTCACGCACCACCACCGATTGCGCCGCACCCTCGGGAACACCCGAGCGCGATCTCGATCGCATCGGAGAGCGCGAGGCCGGGTGTTCCCTCGCGCGCGGCGCTCGTCGCGAGCGCGCACCGCGCGCCTCCGATCTCTTGCTCCGGGTAGCCGTCGCCGGAGCCGGAGCCGTAGCCGTAGCCGGAGCCGTAGCCGTAGCCGTAGCCGTAGCCGTCGCCGGAGCCGTAGCCGGAGCCGTAGCCGTAGCCGTAGCCGTCGCCGGAGCCGTCGCCGGAGCCGTCGCCGTAGCCGTAGCCGTAGCCGTAGCCGTAGCCGTCGCCGGAGCCGTAGCCGTCGCCGGAGCCGTCGCCGTAGCCGTAGCCGTAGCCGTAGCCGTCGCCGGAGCCGTCGCCATCGCCGTAGCCGGAGCCGTAGCGGTCTCGAGAACCTGCGCCGTGCAGAGCGCTCACGTTC